ATCCAAGAGCATCCTCATTTGATATATTCAAGCTTTTTGAAATTTCATTTGTCTCCTGTATAAGTTCAGTAAAATCCACATCACCATATGAAGCTACTATAGCTGCCGCTCCTTTTACCACTGCCGCATTACTTTCATCACTTGCGTCTTTATTTAATGCCCATTGCCTTCTTACACCTTCCAATGCTGTTTCTGCATCAACACCATAAGATTGCACCTGATTTATAGAATCTTTTACTATGCCAACAGATTCTGGATCAAGTTCCATAGATATAAATAATTTAGTATTTAAACTAGAGGTATCTAGTGCATCCTCTATTACATTAGATATTCCAACTCCTGCAGCGGCTCCAACTACCAATTGACTTAAACCACTTCTTAATTCTCCAACCTTACTCTCAGCTTCATCAGTGGAGTCTCCTAATTCTTTCATATCCTTTTTAAGTTTATCTACTTGACCACCATCATCAATCTTTGAAAGTGATTGTCTGAGCTTATTTAATGAACCTTCTGTGTATTCAATTTCCCTTCTAAAGGCCCTGTACTGATCTTCTCCAATATCACCATTACTAAACTGTTTTTCAACCTGCTCTTGTGCATTTTTTAAGCTTTCTAATTTTTTTGAAGTAACTTCAATTTGTTTAGCTAATAAACTTTGTTTTTGTGCTAAAGCTTCTGTGTTACCTGGATCAAATTTAAGTAACCTTTCTACATCTTTAAGCTCTTTTTGTATATCAATACTTTCTTTTGTAATATCTGAAAGTGCCTTTTGAAGTCCAGTAGTTTCCCCATCAATTTCAATTGTGATACCTTTAATTCTGCTGCTACTTGCCATTTTCTCACCTCACTTTTAGAAGGAATCAAAATCAGATTGACATGCTTTTCTTGCTTTTATTTTTTTCTTTGAATTACTCTGCTCTATATATTCCTCAATATAATCAAGACACATTCCAATAGTCATATCTTCTAAATCATCTTTATATAATCCCGATTTTCTACACAAAAAAAGGAATAACTCAGTTGTTATAACTTCGTCATTCCCGATATCTTCATTTTCTATTTTTTTTTAGTCTGTATGCTTGCAGTAATTAAATCCTGTATCTGTGGAATTATCTCAAACAGTGGGAATTCCTCAAATTCATCTAACCATGCTATAGGCTCTGGAATAGATTTATCTGCTGTTTTTGCCAAAGTCCAAATTATGTTATAGAATACTTCAAAATCTGCACTTTCTAACGCTTCATAGTTTGTTTTATCTTCTTTAAACTTACTTAGTTTATTTAATTTAATTATTTCTGCAAAATAGTCTTTTTTAAATTGTGCTTTAAATCTTAATGGTGTTGCAGCTGTAGACTTAAATCTTACTTGTTTACCATCTATCTCAATAGTTCTTTCCATTTATACCCCTCCTATGGTGTTACTACTTTTTCGTAAACTTTTGTATACCAATCATCATAAATTGCAGTTGGTGTAGTAGTAGTAGTTTTTGTTTTAACTGCATAATCAGTTTCTCTTGGACTTGCTACAAATGTAAGTTCATTTGTGTTTGGTTCTTTAGCATTTGTTCTTGTGCTTGATGCAATTTTAGGTCTGCTTGCAGTACAGTTATATAATACATGCCTAGTTGCCTTTACATCTCCATCAAACTCAAACATAAGTGCAAATGCTTTTCCTACCGATGTAGATTTTTCTGTCATTACCAAATCAGTTGCGTCTTTCTCTTCTCCTAGTGCATCTATCGCAAACTGTTCTATAATGTTAGCAATTGTAAGTGTTCCATCATACCCTTGATTGTTACTTGCAGAATAATAAAGAATATCATCTGCATAAAATTCTGACATATCTCCTCTTGGTTCTAAACTCAATTCTACTGAACCTGGAATTGCTACTGGTGTCCCATAAGTTATTGTTCCACCTGTAATTGTAATAGGTGCATAATGCGCATTTTTTAATCCAAACGTTACTTTATTTTCACTCATTTATATCACACTCCTATTTCATAAATCTTTTGAAATAATTTTTCTGATTCTATCCATGTTTCTGTAGATTCGTATGGAATTTCATTTTCGTCTAATAAATCTTCTAACTCTTTCTCTATTACTAAGTCTTTCTTAGCGGTATAAAGTTCTATTTGAATATTGTCAATTTTCTTATATACTTTGTTATCTGCCATAAAATTAGATGAATAAGCCACTAGATAAGTAATATAAGGTGGAGCTGGTGCTGGATTATTAGTAGTTACAGTAAAATGAGAATAAGCAACTGGATATCCAGTAGCTTTTAATATTGTGTTTAATTCAGCTAATGTCACCCTTTTATCACCTTCTCTACTCCATTAGTAAAATCATTTATTGCCTGCTCCTCTACTGGTCTTATATGTGGCTTGGCATCAACTCGACCACCATTAACCTTTGCATGTCCATATTCCAATAGATGCGTTAATTGATAATCCGTTTTATTATGAACAATTTGTTTACCATTCACATTACTTACATTCCAACCTTTTTTATATTTTTTTGTAGCTCCTTCTGGACTTGTTTCCTTTAATGCCTCAACTGCCTTTTCTGCTACGGTCTTTTTAGTCTGTTCTAATCCTTGTGTAACTTCATCTGTATATTCTGCTAATGCTTGTACTATTGCTTGAGATAATCCTTTTATTTTAGTCATTCCCCAGCACCTTCTCACATGTTAACTCTATTTCTTCAGTATTCTTTATATATGTCCTTATAACTTTAAAAACATTTCCTTCATATTCAACTTTTTCTTCATTATCATATTCGCAATTATGAACAATAAAAACTAATGAAGGTTTTAATCCTGTAGTTGCAGCATTATAAAATTCACTCCGGCTTATTGATTTTACATCACAAAAAACCGTATTTTTAACGTGACTTGATATTTGATTTCCAATATCATCAAAGGTATATGCGTCTTTTATAAGAGTTAATTCATCACTCCACATTAAACTATCACCTCTGTATTATAATCACCACACAAACTTAAAGACTGCTTTAATAAATCATAAGACTTTTGATACTTTTCACTATCCTTATTATCTAATCCAAAATTAGCCTTACAATATATTGTAATTGCTCTCTTTATCAGTTGATCAGTTTCATTTATAACCTTGACACCGCTTATACTTAAATCTAACTTACAAGCTTCAATCAAATCACTTATTTCAGTATCTAAAGCAGTAGTTTTTATTCTCAATGTTAACTTAATGTCATCTAAAAGCATTTAATCACCTCACAAAAATAAGGCAACCATTTAGCTGCCTTATTAGTTTGACTATGCCACATCAACAAATAAAGTAACAAGTGAGTTCTTATCAACAACTTTGCCATCTGCTAACATAATAGCTTTAGTCACTTGGTCATCTGTGTCATTATCTTCATACTTCTTCAATGTCATAGCATAGTTAGTATTTAAGATGTAGTCACTAAAATTAAATAAGAATGCAAATGTAGTATCTTCCACAACAGTTGTAGAATAATTAGGTAAGTAATTAGTTAAAATTACTGGTCTCCCTAAAAGACTTCTTTCAGGTTTTCCAGCTATTCCATAATTAACTCTTGCAATAGGTTGCCCAGAATCATCAACTAAACCAACGAATGACATAAATGTTTTCTTAGTCATACACCATACTGCTCCATTTTCATATTCTAAAGGTAACGCAGATTCAGCATCAATTAATGTATTATAACCAATTCCAGTTGCCTTAGGAACTGCTATTGCTTGCCCAGATACTGGTGTTTCTGCTAATATCCCTTTAGGTTGTCCTAATCCTGTACCATTTACAATAGCATTTTCTAATGCTTTAGTCATTGCTTCAACAACATTATTAATTAAAGTTGTCTCAAATACAGGAAGTGCTATATTATCAGTTTCAAAAGATACACTTACTGCACATCTTAACTTGTAGTAAGAGAACGTAATTGATCCAGTAGTTTTATTTTGTTTATCACTTCCAGCACCTTCTGCCACCCATGTTGCAACAGGTTTAACAGTTGAAGTTGGAATAGTTACTCCACCCCTATAAGATGTTCTAGTAACTAAAGGAAGTATCATTCCTGTAGCTTCTAATTTTTCAATTATTTTTTCCATTACAGTAGTTGGGATTACTGCTCCTACATCAGTAGTCTTTGTATTTGCATCCACATTTAAAAATTCATTCGGTATGGCTGCACCCTTAATCACATTATTCATAAATGCTTTTCTATACTCTAAACTTGCAAACATATCATCACTAGTTGTATTGCTTGTTGAATCTATTACTGTACCCACTACACTCACCCCTTTATTTTGAATATTAGTTACTATTGTGTTATCTTTAAGAGCATTGATATTTGCTTGAGCCTTTGCTTCATTTTCAAAGTCCTGATC